GGTAGCCCTCAAGGAATCGCACCGCAGCGTCACGATCTTGTATTCTGTCTTTGATAACCCACCGAACGAGACAGCGATGCCGATGCTCGTCTTCGCCTTTTCCTTCCGCATTCACGCCTCCTCCTTCAGAGCCTGCTTGTACATTTGAATTTGAATTGAACTCAAACGCTCACCCGCCAAATTTCTAAAACGCAACTGCTTGGCCCAAGCCTTTGGATCTACTCTCTCTGTGCGTTCAGCCATGATCGGGGCCAGCTTGGCTAACTCTGCGGCCACCCTTGCTGGATCTGCTGGAGGCGCTGGCAGCATGGGCACCTCTGGCGCTGGAGCCATACGGCACAGGTTCTTGAACTGGATCACGTTAGGCACACGCTCAGGCAGGTTGTCCAGCGCCCAGACAATGCGCCGCATGGTCTCCCTGTTTTGCAAGAAGCTGGAAAGCTCGTGCTGCCACATGGACTTGACATCCATGATCGGTGCCGCCCCAAAGGAATTCTGCCAAGCCGCCCCGTAGGTCAAAGCCAGCCGCTCAAAAAGCCGATCAATTGCTACCATTTTCGATCTCCAGTGCGGTTACTTCCACAGTCTTGCGACCAACCATTTCATCGTACTGCTTCTGCTTGTAATCCCTTTCGGTCTCAGCAAAGCTCTTTGTAGGCGTTTTAAGGGCTGTTTTGACCCACTCAGCCTTGAACCCTACCCATCCCCTAGTGCAACAGGTCTCCAAGGCTTCCTGAAGGCTGTAGCCAGCTTTGGTGGCCTCCCGCAAAATTCCTTTGATGCCCGTATCCGTGATCACTGCCTTCTTAACTTTGCGAAGCTGAATAAAATCAGCCCAGACTTTTTCAGAAACGCCGTCAGGCGCTTGTATTCTTTTATGGTTTATGGTTAATGGTTTATGGTTTATGGTTGGTTGAACGGTTGTTGAACGTGCGTTGAGTTTCTCGGCTGCACGCTTGGCAGCAGAGGCTTTTCCAGCCTTAGATGCGGTCTCCAGCTTGCCCTTGAATGCCTCAATTTCGCGCTCACAACGGCTGTGAAACCATCCGTCATCGTCCTCTTGGAACATATCGACCAACACTGATTCAACGACCGTTACATCCATCCGAATCCTACGGGCCACCCAATCAGTGTCCGCAGGAATCTTTTTTTCCGTGTCGTAGTACATATCCAAGAGGCGTCTGTAGGCCAGATCCTCGTCGTTGGTCAAGTGGGCTGTCGCCGCTCTGTAGTCACCGATGTGGTGTTGGTAGTAATGCATTTTTCGCTGTCTTTCCAAAAATATCGGGTCTTAATTCAACCCTCTTCACTTTCCTGCCTGTGTGTGTTTCGATTGCCAGTGCCAGTTCGGGACTAGGCAGTTTGCGCCCCGTGCTGATCAATGAGAGCCACGTTTTTGAGATGCCTAGTTTGTGGGCAAAATCTCTCTGCGTGCCTCGCGGTTTACCAGTGAAATATTCGGGTAGGGTCATAAAGCTCCTGTTGTTGAGTTAACACGATGTTACACTAAAAACGACGATTTTGAAAAATTTTCTGTAATTTCTGGTTAAACGTGCTATAGTCGCTTCAGTTTAACCTAAAAGTGAACAACATGGAAAGCGAATTGCAACAGGCAATGGCCGAAAAGATGCTGATGCTTGCCCAAGCCCTTGATCGGGCGCAGGCGGGTGTCGCTACAGAGGGGGACTGGTGGGTGATCCGCGCAGAATGCGGCATCCCTAGTCCCACAGTGAAACTTAAAACTAGGAGTGAAAAATGGGTCTTACAGTAAGTCAAACAGACGGCGGGGGCGGTTTTACGCCAGTTCCCGCAGGAATGCACCTTGCTCGGTGCTACCGCATTGTGGACATGGGCAAGCAGCAGTCTACATGGCAGGGAAAAATTAGAATCCAGCCAAAATTGATTTTTCAATTTGAGATTCACAGTGAGGACGCCGATGGCAAACCCTTGCTTACCGAGAAGGGCGAACCCTTATCAATTTCTAAAAACTTTACGGCCAGCTTTCATGAGAATGCAACGCTGCGTATTGAATTGGAGAACTGGCGGTCACGCGCCTTCACCGAAGAAGAGCTACGGGGCTTTCAGCTAAAGAGTGTGTTGGGCGTTTGGGCCATGCTGTCGGTAGTACGCGAGAAGGGTCATGACGGCAAGGACTACACCAATATCTCTAGCATCAATCCAGTGCCATCCAACATCAAGCGTGCAGGCTTGCCCAATGGGCACAACCCGCTTAAAGCCTTTGACTTAGACAATCCAGACATGGAACTTTTTGAGACTTTTAGCCAAAGAACAAAAGAGAAAATCCAAGGCACCGATGAGTGGAAAAAAGCAATTGGAACGATGCCAGTACGAAAAGCCATCAATCCAAACGCTGGGTCTGGGTTTGATGACATGGAAGACGATTTAATTCCCTTTTGAGTAGGAGATTAGCTATGGCAAAGCATGATTGGCACACGCCAGACTTATTTGGTGACTCTTTTGGCTCCCCTGCCAAAACCCATGTACGCAGGAAAGACCCTATCACAAGCAAGTTGGCGGCTAAGTCCATCGACTCTAAGACGCTTGAGATGCGGGTCTACGATGTGATCTGCAAGTTCCCACGAGGGTGCATATCGGATGATGTGGTTCGCATGATCCCAGAGCATGGGGTGCAGACAATTTCGCCACGCTATGCCAAGCTGATCAAAAAAGGCTTTATTGAAGACACCGGAGAACAACGCCAAGGGGCCGCTGGCAGGATGCAGCGGGTCATGCGGCGCAAAGTAGATTAACGGGGGAAAGCGGATGCTGGTGAAGTGTCACTGCAATGCGGCGGTCAGCCAGACGTAGCGAGTACCCCACCCTTTAAGGATAGATATGAGTATGGTAATCAGGGCTAGTGAGTCAAATCATTGGTACACTCGTGATGGCGTTCCGCAGTACACGGTGGAGGCCAAGAAGGGCGGACTACGCTCCACAACCCTTCGTGATGCCCGCACAATGAATCTGGTGCCCTCGGTCACCACCATTCTTGGCGTGGCAGCAAAGCCCGCTTTGTTAGCTTGGATGCAGCAGCAAGTGCTGATGGCCGCGCTGACATTGCCCAAAGTAGATAGCGAGACAGAAGAGCAATACATAGCCAGAATCATCCACGACTCGAAAGAGCAGGGGCGTGCGGCTGCGGACGCTGGAACAGACATCCATGCGTCCATCCAAGGATTTTATGAAAACAGGCCAACGGGTAACCACAAAGCAAGCGTTTCAGCCTGCGTACAAGCGATCAACGACCACTTTGGTGACTGGGGCTGGGTATCGGAGCGTTCATTCGCACACGAACTTGGTTTTGGCGGTAAGTGCGATCTATTTGTCGCTGCCGATGAACGAGGCGATGGCTTCGTCGTTGACGTTAAGACAAAAGAATTCTCTGACCCCGCAAAGGTTGAGGGCTACGACGAGCATCTGATGCAGTTGGCAGCGTACCGTGTAGGGCTTGGATGCCCCAAGGCACGCTGTGCAAACGTGTTTGTGAGCCGTAGCGTCCCCGACCTCGTCGTGGTCAAGGAATGGTCATTAGAAGACCTCGACCGAGGTTGGCCGATGTTCTCCCACCTTCTTTCCTTCTGGCAACTAAAGAACAAGCACTCATGAAATACCTAACCGAAGAAACCATTAAGCAGATCTTTTTCTACTGCGATGTCCATGAACCCAACGCCTTGATTGCGGACGAGGTGGACATCGTGCAGTTTTCTAACAAGCTGCTGGCCTATGCCCATCCCCACCTAGCCAAAGCGGAGCATGAGCGCTGCGTTGCTATCGTGGCCGAATTGAACCCTGAAGTTGCCAATGCTTTAGAGAGACAGCGGCCATAAAAAAAGCCCCTCCAGCGAAGGAGGGGGATAAAGAATGCCGCAGGCAACTGTCAAAGCCACGGCAACCCAAGCGGGGAGAGCCGCTTGAATTAGGGGGAATACCCAGTGTATTCCTTCATTTTTTGGTTGAAGTATTTTGGATCTTCACGATAAGCTTGAGCGGCAGACGCGCCAAGGGACGCTGGGATTGTCAAAAGCTGGTGCGGTCCGGGAACCATTGACGCTAATCCAGAGGCTGCGCTGACACCTTTAAGGCCCATCTTGATGTAGTCGCGCTGGTCTTCTGGCTTGTCGTACTCGTGAGCCATCTCGGCCACATCTAAGCCCGCAGATAGTCCAGCAAGAGGAGGTAGGGCGTACTTGCCAGCATACTTAGCCGTAGCGGCCAAGGGCTTTATCATGGACTTGAACAAGTTAGCGACCTCATCCAATCCTGCGGCAGTTCGCTGGGCCATTGAAGGCGGCGCAGGGGAAACGGGCGTAGGCGGAGGAGGGTTTGCCCCTCCAATTTTGTAAACCTCTCCGCTGCCGACAGGAAGACCGCCACTTTGAGCAGCCTGCACTTGAATTGTCGCTGGCTTAAATGTACGAGCGCCAAGGGTTGGTCTTGCCTCACTACGAGGGTAAAGCACGCCATGTTCGGTTGAGGTTAGCCCCGGCTGTTTTGCCAAGTACCTACGAGCATCCGTTTCCGTCATGCCCGACTTTTTCATCAACTCAGACAATTCCTGCGCGGTATTTTTGGAAGCCGATCGTTGCGCCGTTTCAATGTTGTAGCCCTCTTGCCTTGCTCTACCACTTGTGCCTAATGTGCTTCCTTCTCCGCCACGCAAAATCCTTGCTGATTGTGCGTTTTCTGCAACCGGATTGGTCAATGTTGGTTCAATTTTTATTGGCTCTAATTTGGTAAAAGCGCTAGGCGGGGTAACAGACGGCGGCACAATCTTGCCAGCCTTGGTCGCCTCATCTGCCGCCAAAGTCGCTAAACGGCCCCTTTCTGTGGCCGCGCCAGTCAACTGGGCTAGACGTTCCGACCTAGCGTCTTTTGCCGCAAAAAACCCCTTTCCTGCCGATGCAGCGGTGCCAACAGCAGTGCCAGCAGCGCCAGCTACAAAACGCTCACCCGGAGTGGCCCCAGAAGTGTCTAGCTCAACAGGCTCAGGCGGGGGCGCATCCTCTAGCGTTGGCGCAGAAGACAGTTGCTCCTCTGGAGCCTTCTCTTCCATCAAGCCGCTGTACGCACCGTACCCGCCGACATCGGCAACGTACTTCTTTGCGCTTGGGACAGGATCTCCGCCATAGAAC